ATCAGCATTAACATCATTAGGAAACACTTGGATAATGTTATTCATACAATGGTTATATTACAGAGTTGAATGCAAATACGGAATACACAAAGCATTCACTCGAGTTGGTTGGTCATATGGAGATGACACAACAGCTCACGCTAATCACATAAAACGGCTCTGCAAATTTGCAGCCACTTTAGGAATAGAAATGACAGTAGAACGCAGTCCAACAGGCACACTAATGTTTTTATCAGATTTAATGACACCTGAAGGACCAATATGTGATATCATTAGAACCCTAGGGAAAGCATACAGATTCTTCTCTCCTTTTGGACCACAAGAAGGATTCCTATACAAATTAACTGGTTATTACAACCCAAACAAACCAATATACAACAATGAAACACATCTGTTTAAACAGGCACCTGTATTTAGTTTATTTGGGAAATACGCTTTCATCTACATGCAACAGAAATTGTTTAAGAACTCCCACCTTACTTTCAAAGAAATTATGGAAAAGAAATTAGCCATCCTGGGAGATGCACACAAATATGAAGTAGAAGACGGCCATAACTGGGCAGACTATGAAGAACACTTCCCCGGAATAACCAAAATCCACACCAAGTATCAAACATTACTTTCAGCAATATTTGACAACAAGCATGAATTATCATTTGACAAATTTAAAGAATGCTTTGTTAAAGCTCTACAAGACATAAAACCAGCTGAGAGTAGAACAATTAATTTAAACCCAAAGAAAACCTTCCCTGTTAATGACGGAATCATTTTACAACACGGAAGTGTACCAATATCTACGGATATAGAGCCACAAACTCAATTCCTTTTATTTGTTTTTGAACAAAAATGCCCAATGTTATCACTAGCCTTATGTGCTAGGTACGTTAAGTTTTGGAAGGAAATTCATGAAATGACAATTTCAGGTGAATTTTATAAACATTACCGAGCTGCAGCGGAGAAATTAATATTTAAATTCACCCAACTTTACAAACAACTAAAACAAACAAACAACGATAACAAACGAAATGAGAAAAACAAAATCAATTCAAAAACCAAATCAACAAACAAAACCAACTTCTTTCTTCTTCGGGAACAACAAGAAAAACAAACCAATGGGGTTATCCTCATTGGGAAATAAAAAGAAGAAACAAGTCAAGAATGGAAAACAAACCAGCACTTATGTAAGTACTGAAATGGTAAAACGCGAAAATGCCCTCAAGGACACAAAATTGTCTGGCGAGGATCATTTAGCAGCACTGAAATCTGTTACCAACATCAAACTTGATGATGGAGTGGCATTATTAGCCTCCATCAAGATGTCACCTCTGTCAATAGCAAACTCTAGATTAGCATCAGTATCCAGAACATACCAAAAATACAAGTTCATGGATCTCAGTGTATCGTACAAAAGTGCGTTACCTGATTCCGTTAACGGATTACTGGTCGCATATTTTGACACAGATGCAGACAACGTAACAACAATTCAAACAAAAGATGAACTGCTTAGATCTGTTAAAGCTTACCAATTTCATCAAACATTATCAGTGAACAAACCATTTCGAGTTAAGTGCCCCATCCCAAAGACAGATGATATGTTCTACATAACAAGAGAAAAATCAGATTCAAATAGATTAACTACACAAGCAACACTCAAAATCTACCAAGTAGGTAGGTTAACCAACTTCAACGGCGAGGCAATATCAGCAGCCCTTGACATTGGGTTATTAAGTGTTAATTGGTCCTTAATTTTCGCTGGCCCACAGCTAAATCCTCTGGACATAATCTATGATGGCAAATCCCAAAAAGACATAATTAAGAAATATTTGCAACTAACATACCACACGAGATTGGATGTCAACATCCTTAACACTTCTGTACCAACTGGTACAAAGTATAGACATTCCAGTTACACAGCTAGACCACAGTGGTTCCCCGCAAAAGGATCTTATTTAATACAAATTTCGCCTGAAGAATCAATCCAACTACCATCTTCTGTCAAGTCAGTACACTTTAACGCACCATCATATGTAGCATCATCAGCTTACCAAGTAAATCAATCAGTACTAATTGCAAATGAAGTCGCTACCGATCCTCTTTCAAGCAGAGTTAGAACGTATGATGCCTGGGTATCTAAAGCCTTTAGGTTATTAGATTTAGGTATCATAGCAGCAAGAAGAGTATACGATGTAGTATCTATCGCATTAGGACTATTCCAATCTGGAACATCAACAACATCTCAATCACTAATAACGTATAACGATCCTGACTCAAACGATGCTTCAATTACTGTTAACCCAATATTACCACAAGGATCTATCGTAGTCTATTTCGACGGAACAAATGCACCTACCATAGATGCATGGTACG